TCTTGATGAACCCAATATAGAAAATTTTCTGATCTTTGTCAAGCGCTTTTTTAAATTTAATTTTTCCGGTATTATGTAGCAAACGCCACTAACTTTCTCAGCAGAAGCCCGGCATTTTACAGTATATTGCATATCGAGATCAAAAATCAAAATTGGAATGAAAGATGCCGTTCGCTGAAATTTTGAAACCGCTTCAGGAGAAGCACGCTGAATTAACGGCAGTTATAAAAAATCTACAAATTCAGATTGATTTACATAAGGATAATTTACGACACTTAGAAGCGACGATGCGGTTATTCGATGGTAGCACACCCATTCTCACAAAGAAGGAAGAGAAGGCGAAGATTTTTTGGCATGGTGAATTATCACGCCTGATTATGGATGCGTTGCGCGGGAAGGAATCTGGTTTGAGTACGACAGATATAACGCATGCTGTTATGTTGACTAAAAATCTCGATTCGGAAGACAAGAATTTTGTGAAGGAGATAAAGGAGCAGGTAACGCGGTGTTTATCGCGTCAAAAGTCTATTGGGTTATTGAGTTCGAAAAAATCCGATGGGAAGGATTATATTTGGGATATTAAAGATTAATATTATAAATATATATTAACATATTGGAGAATTTTTATGGAAGATATTTTTAAAGATGCAGAAGTAGTGTATATGACTTCTGAGGAAATAAGAAATTTGAAAACCAATTTAGATGGTGTTTTGGAAAATATTAAAACCTTAATTACGCCAGAATGGCTTGAAAATCATCCTCGCCAGATCGTGAACGGCAGAGAATATTATGATTTTAATAAAGAGGATTACGATTTATTAGGAATAAAATTAAGAACAATTATTTTGTCGTATTAATAATATTTTTTTCTACAAACTCTAGATAATCATCGTAATTACTGAATTCCAAATCACCAAGAAGCTTATTTCCGTCATTTTGAATTATTCTAGCCACTATATATGGGGTAGTTGTTGCCGAATTTAATTTATAAGCTGGAATGATAGTGACGTAATTATTCTTGAATGTATCTAGCGTAAATGATATTGACATAATTCCTCACTCGCATTGATCCGGTAAATTTGGTACAACCAAATAGGCGCGCTTGCAACAGTTTTTCCCCTTTTTATTTTTGCTGATTACGTTGCCAATACCCGGAAAAATCAACCGAGGGGCGATTAACACAAACCAACCGAAGAACGCGGTCGAATTGAGCCACATTCCCGTCAGAACGATGATCTTCACGAAAAGCCATCTCGCGCGCGTACCGATCAAGGTAAACGCCCGAAAGGTGATGATGATGCCCCAATTCAGCACGACGCAACCGCGAAAAGAAACTTTCAGCTTGATTCGTACATGCACCTTCAAAACTGTAAGCTTCGCTGTGATTGATCCGTTTCATGTCGAATTTGGCATGTAGATTATTCCAAGCCCGTGCTTCATCGGCATGAATTGTGGTTCCTTTTTCGACATTTTGTTTAATGAAATTTAGGCTTTGTTCTTCAGAAGCGAAAGTTTTGGTTTTCGTCTTGCCATTGCGTTCGCGGATGACAACGACGCATTTGCGTTTGCCGGTTTGGTTTTCAGCCAAGCGCCGATCTTTGCGTTCGGTTTTGAGATTTTCAGGGCGCATGTGTCCGCCGAAGTAAGCCCCATCGATTTCAACCGTTTTATCGATACCGCCGATTTCGTTCTGATTGATTTCCGACGCCATCGCTTCGCGCAATTTATGCGTTAAGACGAAGGCCGTCTTATACTGAACATCCAGATCGCGGCTCAAAGCCAAAGCCGATTTGCCTTTGACTTCGTTGACGAAAATTGCAATAGCGGCAAGGTACATGTTCAAAGGGAGTTTATGCCAAGCGAACAAGGTGCCCGAAGTAAGGGTGAATTCTTTCCGGCAATCTTTGCAGCGCCAACGGCGCGTTCCTGATTTCCGGGGGCAGAAATAAAGCGTCAAGGAGCCGCAATCGGGGCAATGAGGCGTGCCATCGGCCCAACGGATTTTTTGAAAGGCATCGGCGCTTTCCTCGGCAGTCATGCGAAAAATTTTCGCCAGGGAAAGGCCGCGAGCATCTTTTGAAAGGAGAAAATGTTGTGTCATTTCACGTATCCATTGTTTAACTAACGAATACGTTATGTTTTTGAAATCGCCTTGTCAACAGAAAAGATAACGTATATGTTGTTTTTATAACTTTTATGTTTGGGGGAGTTGGGGAATGAGTAAGGAAGTTTGGGAAGAACGAGCGAAGCGGTTTTTAAAGGCCGAATTGAAGCGGCAAGGCGTGACGTATGAGGATTTGGCACACCGATTAAGTGCGTTAGGCATTTCGGAAACTGAGGGATCGGTAGGGATGAAGATTTCTCGGGGCACTTACCCGGCTTGGTTTTTGTTTGCGGTTATGAGTGTGATTGGAATTAGTGTTTTAAGATTGGAAAATGAATAGGGGCTAATAGCCCCTATTTAAAATTGTTTTCACTTTATAAATTCTTGTTTAACAATAATCCATTCATCATCTCGCGGCATTGATCCATCTATGTTACCAGAATACCTTATAATGGCACCAAATTTTTGTTTATACATTACCCCTTTATCCTCATACTCGAAATTGGATACAATTGAATATGTACAGTCTCCGTAAAAAGTCGCAGAAACATCATTAGTCGTGGGGTCGGCATAAATTTTCTTATTGCTTGGTAAGGGCACAAGCATTTTCCTTAGAGTAGTATAATATGCATCCATAACGCTCCATCCATTTCCAGAACAATAATCTCTTTTTACGTTTTCGATTTTTGTTCTGCTATAGCTATCGTATATATTTTTCCTTCTTTCCAATTCCCGCATAACTGCACTATCGTCTATGACATTATTTTGCTGTTGATTTTTCTCTTTCTCCTGTTTCTCTTTTTCTTTTTTCTCAAGCTCAATTTTTTCGGCTAAAATTTTACTCTGAGTTTCTTTTTCCTGCTGTACCTTTTTTTGTTCCTCGACCTTGACCTTTTCGGCTTTGTCCGATTCTTTATAAAGATAAATCATAATCATAGCGACTATGACCAAAAACACATTTTTCAAGCTGAATTTCATAGTAAATTACTCCTGTGATTAGGATGTTGAAAGAGTTTTTCTAAATATTAACCGACATAATACGCCACTCCTTCATACTGGAAGTTACCAATCAATTTCACAGCATCGCGTTCAGAAACACTATCGGTATAAAAATGAGTTCCCGTTTTCGTGTTATAGAAACGGAATAACTCATGCGAACCTTCAATCTTGGTATCGCTTGCCATGTACGCCGTCCCTTCAAACTGGAACCCGGCTAATGCATTCACTGCATCGCGTTCTTTGGCATCGATTGTGTAGAAGTGGGTTCCGGTATTGGCATTGAAGAAGCGATAAACGGGATCATCGCCACCAGCTAAAGCCTTGAAGCCGACGCCTTCATAAAGGAACTGGTCGAGATTATTCAGAACGGTGTTTCGTTCGGTCTGGCTATTGGAATAGAAGTGCGTCCCTGTTTGGGTATTATAAAACCGATAAATGTTCAATGGATCAGCCGAACCATTGAAAACTGATACATCCAATTTCAAATTATTGAATTGGACCGTTTCGACATTGGTTAATCGGTCGGTTCCGTCTTCGGATTTAACGATGACGGTTGACCCATCGATTTTTAAACGAACATTAGCGTTGTACGTAGCGTTGATAACAACCGTGTCGTTTCCGGCCCCAAGATTGATTGTATCGCTGCCACGGCCACCAGAAACGCTATCGGCACCTGAAGAACCCGTAATCGTGTCGTTATTAAAGGAGCCGCTGTACGTGCCTGCAATGGTCTTTGTGAGGCCGTCTAGCTCACCATCGGTATAAGCAGTGCGAACAACGTTTTCTGCTTGTTTATCGATGACGGTCCAATCATTATTATTCCCATTGTTTTCGGCTGTAGAGGTATTTCTCCCATTCCAAACGGCAGTTCCCATAAATTTATCGCCTAATTCGCTACTCATGACCGAAAGAACAGCCTTATACCAATCAGCTTGTTCTTTTTGGTCCGAAGGGGCTAAGTTATAATCACTTGGTTCTTGCATCGTTCCAGAGCCGTCATAACTTTGAACGCCAATTTCAGTAAACATAATTTTCTTACCGGTTGTTTCAGCAAGATTTTTTAGGTAATCAACCCAATTTACTTTTCTTGAGTTATCACCATATAAAGCGCGAACAAAATCATCATAATTCGCGTTCTTACTGAGTGTTAATTGCGGATAAAAATCTACTCCGATGTAATCAAGTTTATCAAGCCACTTGATATTCGCCAATTCATTGGCTGGAACATAATTAGGCTGAAAGCCCACAAATGCGGCATAGGTTAATTTGCCTGAATAAACTGAACGGATTTGTGAAATTAGGCTTTCCCAATATCCCTTTGTGTCGCCAGTTGTGAAATGAAGCATCTCATTCCCAATTGCAATGGCTTCAACTCCCTTTGATTGGCAAGCTTTCGCTAAATCAACCATATACGCGGTATATTGTTGAAAGAATGCAGCTTTATCACCAACATTTGAGTTGGTTGGTAAATTAAAATTTGTAAACTTATCCAGACCATTTTCTACATAGAAATCTACTACTTGTTGACGAATGGTAACAGCTAACCCTTGATTATGGAGATAATCGGCTTTGCTCATCAATTCATCAATGGTGTAACCGCCACGCACTGGAATCGTATTTTGGTAATATGTTACTGCCAAAGGGTCAAAGTTATTCTTATCTTCTTCCCATTCAACGATGCTGCCAAGATAGGCGTGATTTGCCCCCATAGTTTTGTACTGATCGACAATATAATTAAAATTAACTTCGCTATAGGTAATGTTTTTTGTTCCCATATATGTGAAGGCTTTTTGTTCGAAACGAGTGGTTTGCATAACGGTAATCTCCTTCTGAAAAAAATAGCGTTACAGAAACTCAAAAGAATTTCTGTTTTTACCCAACTATTGATTTACGAAAAAAAGGTTTAGGCGCTTCTGAAACGCCTAAACCTTTTGGATTTAAGCTTGGAAAGGTCCAGAAACAATCGAACCTTTGCCGTATTGCTGCTCAAGCATGGACCTTGCGTTTCCGGGATTACTCGCTTGGACGGTAACATCTTCATATGCCCCGTTCGGAAGCCTTACGCGCGCTTTATACGTCTTAGTTGACATTTTTCACTCCTGATTGACACCAAACCGCAGATCGAACCGCTTAACGGCTCAACCTTTTAATCTTTACTATAGTGAATGGTTTGAGGGCTGTAAAGTCCTCAGTGTGCCCGTATGGACATTCGGGAACTGGTTGGATCAAATCTTAAACGTTTGCGACTGGAGCGAGGCATAAGCCAAGAAACGCTTGCAGCAGAAGCAGGTATAGCCTCTAGCTTTCTCAGTCAGATCGAAAATGGAAAACGCAGCGCAACCATAACAACGCTCGATATTTTGACTAAAACTCTTAATGTCAATATAATTGAATTATTCTCTGAACTCTCTGAAATCCCAAAGGGATTACCAAGAGGTCGGCGAAAATAGCTACCCAAATCCTTTATCCTCAAACCTGCCAATCCCGTTAGACGACATATGTTAATATGTTTTGAGGAGGTTTCGGGCTTCTTATGAGAAGCCTTAGCGGTCGATGCTGCGATTGATCGGCTCTATGTGTATCGATTGGAACGGAATCAGGAAAACCCTACCGTTGCCCTCTTAGATCGACTCGCAAATGCACTCGGTTGTGACACACGGGATTTTTTCGATGAACCCAATGGCGAATCGCTTCCCGCCCTCAAAAGCGGCAGAAAGAAAAAATCTTAAATTTTTACCATTAAAAGTAATTAATGCCTATGCAATTTCGGCCATATGTGTAAACGCCCATCTTGCTTTGATATAACCGTGCTAAATTTAACAGACAATTTAATTCACTAACCTTCATCAAAATTTGAGCTTCAATTTGTAAAATGTCATTTTGCATTGTTCGGCCTTTCAATAAATTATGATTGTATTTATATTTGATGAATGAAATTTTATTTCGATATTGACATACCTCTCAGAATTGATAATGCTTTTTTGGAGAGCCATAGATATAAAGAGATTTCAGAAATGGACGAAAATCAGAAAAAAATCCTTAATGAGTTAAAATTCTTTGAACATAAAAGAGAAGAATTAAAAAGAGATTTTGATAAAAAAGAATATTTTCATTTTGAGTATCGTTTCGTCTATGGAGATTTATCTTTTGTAATTCCAGTAGATTTTGCTAAAGAAAAGGAAATGACCCAAGAGGAATTAACTACTGAAGGGCTTGATGCTCTTAAACAATTCGTCGTTTTGATCGCCAAAAAAGTCGTGGAAGGCTGATTCCAAAACGATAGAGGAATTTCTCTATTTTCCCGGCACGAGGCATAGCACCATATTTTATTAACCAAGGTGGATCAGATAAAAAGCTATCCAACCAACGCAAAAAATTTTCCCATAATTTATTGAAATACTTCATCATTTATAAATATATTTATACAAAATGAGGGAAATAAAATGAATAATACCGATAAAAGAGTTTTAGAGCTTTATGAGGAAGCAAAAAACGAAATTGAAAAAATAGTCATAAAACATGCTGAAAAAATTGTTTCATTCACAAAAGAAAATAACATTCCGAACACGGATCATGTCGTGTTTGGAACGAAATTGGGTTATGGTGATGATTTATCATTAACTGCTCAGCGATTATCGGCTTCTGTCATGTTTAAATCAATGAACCTAAATTAAACACATACTTTCATACCTTGAGTAGCATGAGCTAGTTCTGAAGCAAAATTAAAAAATTTTTCTTCAGCTAATTTGTAAATATAATTTGGATTATTTATCGACTGGCCGTTCTGTTTTAATTCTTCGTCCGAGATAAAAATTTCTAATGTATTCGGAGGATTGTGAAGTGCGTTAGTAGTCAACGATACTGTAACTACTATCCCGCTATTTACGCGACGCTGACTCACAAAACATATCGTTGTTGCCATAACGCTATCTCCATCTAAATCAACCCAATAACCGTAATTCGAGACGCGAAAATCTGTCAATGCAATCCTAAGAAGAAAATTCAATTAAATAACGAAAATAATATGTTAATTGTAAAAATCTTATGTCTCGGTTGGTGGCGTTTGATACATAATACCGGAGTTTTGTTAAGTTGCAGTTGTACGAACTCTCTCAATATTTCCTTGTTTTCTGCGGCTCTCCATGAATAGAAAATTTATTAGACAAGAGAGAATTGAAATGTTTTATGTGTATTTTAACAGCATTTCAACTTGAAAGGCACTGTCTTGATTTGGATGATTTAAAAGCCAATCATGAATACCATAATATTGAACATTTTTTATATAAAACCAATACGTTTCATCAGGATTAATAATTGATGGGCCATTTAGTCTATGTAATATTCTGCCTCTTTCACACCATCTTTTATATCCAGTTGATAAGATTTCAAGTGCGGGTGTATTTTCATTTGGTGAGGAAATTTTAAACACAGGGATAATATAAGGAATTACGGTTGTGAATTTTTCACCATCAATATAATAAATATAACTCATTTAGTGATCCAATTAGATATGTGTTTAATCGCGTTTTAAGGCATGTTTTAGAGGTTTTAAGATAATTTATAGCTCTACCTACGTTAATATATTTAATGTGCCTTGTAGAGCTTTAAAATGAAAAGAGGGAAATTTAAATTTCCCTCTTTTGTTTAGTTGATTAGATAAAAACTTGGAATTGCAATTTCGCAATTAAAGTCTCGATCTTCAATTAGCAATTCTGCGTGACGTTCATCGCGTGCTAGAATTTCAAATTGTTCTTGGCCCATAAATGCAGGCCCGCCAAATTCGGTACAATCATTATAACGATCAACAATAACATGAAACTTTTGCATTTTAATTCTCCCAATTGGTTGATGATTTGAATTTAAAACATTTTTTATTTTTTGTCAACAGAAAAATGTTTTAAAAAAGTAAATTATAATTAAATGATTTTTTAATAAATGGACTTAATGTTACAGTGCCTTTTTCATTTTCATAAATTAAACTACCATCTTTTGTGATTTCTACAAAGTCTTTTTGTTCAAACATAATTTCTCCCCATTCGTAAGAAGAAGTCATAGGTTGAGGTGAACAACCTTCTAATGATTTTGTTTTTTTCTTTTGAGAAGAGAAAATTTTATATTCAATACTAAAATCATCTTCTTGTAATGGTGAATGAATTGAATAAGTAGTTACTTCAATTTTATCATTATTTTTTAATTTAAGATTGATTTCATAAGATTGTGAACCTTCTGGACGAATATTAATATGTTCTAAAACTTCATTTAAAGTATCATTTTTATAACGATTTAAATCTTCAACTAATGCGGTTAAAAGATCAAATGTGAAATCTTGAATTGTAAAACTTAATACCAAAATATCTTTGATTAATTCTTTACGAATTAAATTTTCTTCACAATAATCTTTAATAGTTTTTTCATCTAAACCATTATAAGAATAAAAATAGAAAATTCTTCCTGGTCGATTGATTAAATTTTTATCTAATCGACTAAAACTATTACAGCTTAAAATAAACAATTGATTGGTAGTCATTGTACCATCCAATAAAGTTAACATTAATTCTTGTTGTTCTTCATTAAAGACTTTTTCATATTCATCTAAAACAACAACTACATTTCCTAATGTTGACATGAAGGTTTTAAAATTATCCATATCTGGAAATGCTGTATTAATTACAATTGTAGCAAATCCAAGTTTTTTTGCTTGTAATGAAACAAGTTTTGATAAAACTGTTTTACCTGAACCTTTGGTTCCTTGAAGTAAAACACCAGTATTTTGTTTACGATCTTGATAAGTATTTAAAATACGATTTGCTCTTTTTTCGGCATCACCATAAATTTTATCTGGTAATTTAAAATCTGGCATAAGTTCCAAATAAAAACCACTAATAATTGAAAATTTAACTGCATAGGTATTTGGTGGAAGTTTTTTGTGATTAATTCCTTGAAGATTGTTTTTTACAAAAACTTTATCTCCGGTTTCATGATATGTAAACAATTTTATTTTCCTTCTTTAAAACTCTTGACATAAGCTAACTTGGATGTTAAAGTTTGTCAATTGAAAAAACGGAAAGAATAGAAAATTTTATGAGTTTAACATATTTTATTGATGGAAATTCTAAATTAACCAAAGAATATTCCAAAGTATTATTATCAATTCCTTATTATAATGATAAAACCTTAGATAATATTAACCTTAATAGTTTATTTTTTTATTTAACTGGAAAAGAAAATATTGATGTACCAAAAAATTTTTACAATACTATTTTGTCATTTTTTGATTTAGAAGAAATTTATTTATTATATCCATTAGGTAATTTTGAAATAAAAAGTATTAATCAAGAAAATAATGTTAACTTATTTAATTTTGAAATAAAATTTACTTTTAATAATAGTACCGATGAATTACTTTATATTTTGAGGAAATAAAATGATAATTTATTACGTTGATAGTGAAAAATTTATAACTGATGATTACAATAAAATTCCTTGGAAAGAAGTTTCATCACCTGATGAAAATACACCAGCAATTCAAAATTTAAAAACATATTAAGTGGTGGTATAACAAAGGTGGTATTATTCATAGATTAACCGGAACGGCAAGAGCTTGGTCTGATGGATTAGAACAATTTTGGTTAAATGGAAGATATTATGGTGATGATGTTACATTTTGGCTTAAACATCATCCAAATCAAGATAATACGTTTCAAATAGAAATGTTATTAAAATATTCTTAGGAGTAATTAAAAATGATTCCAGTTCTTCTTGGTAGTGAAGCGTTGCGAGCTAATAATATTAAAATCACTCGCAAATTAAAAGACATTGATATTTTATCGGATTTATCAACTGGATTAACTTTTGCTAAACAATTATTTGGTGATACTTTCAATCAAAGAAATAATAAAAATCATTATCATTTCGATAATCGTATTTTTCATTTAGAAGTTGAAACTATTGATAATCAATTAAGCAATAACTTTTATCAATTAATTCTCAATGATAAAAATACATTTAAAGTTAATCGTCATGATTTTGAATTTTTAATTCCAAGTACAGAAATTTTGCTTGGTTTAAAATTAACCCATCGTTATAAAAGAAATTCTCCACATTTTATTAAAACCATGCGAGATATTCAATATCTTCGCAATTTAGGAATTAAAGTACCTGAAAGCAAAGAATGGAAAGATTGGTTTAAAGCTAGAGAAAAAGAAACTTATGCTTATGATCATCCAAGTTTAAACATGACTAAAAAAGATTTTTTTAAAACACCAAATGTAAAATACAAATATGATCATGATTCTATTCATTTAGCTGTAGCTATTGGCGAGCAACCAGCTTATATGTATTTTAAACCTGAAAATTCAGACGTTTTATGTTCAAAAGAAATGTTTTTTGCCTGTGATTTTTCCGTTCAATTAAATGCTGTAATTGAAGAAACAATGGTTTTAGCTTTAGAGCGTTCATTAATCCCAACTGAATTTAAAGCAAGACCAATTTTTGCTTATGAAACAGCATTAAAAAATATTTGCACTGGAACAACTTCTGGATGGTTTCGTGAATTTGCATGGGAAAATTATGATTTAGCATTAAATGCTTTTAATTTAGATTTTGTTGAAAAATATCATCGTGCTTTCAAGGATGGTAATATTTTACCTTTTAAGGAATAAATTTAATGTATGTTTATTATATTGATGGTGAAAAATTTACAACCAATAATAAAGATGAAATTCCTTGGTGGAAAATTTCATCTCCCGATGAAGACACCCCTGCTTTTGAAGATTTATCTGATGGATTTAAAGCGTGGTGTTTAAAAAATGGATTTGGGGATCGTTTAATTGGTCCTGCAAAAATTTGGTCTGATGGAAGAGAAGAATTTTGGTTAAATGACAAACGATATGAAAACGTAAAGGAATGGATTGCAGATCATCCAAATCCTGATTTGTACTTTCACAATATTGGTATTTTTACTGAAACCGACAAAGTTCTTTGGTTTTTAAAAAATTAAAGGGGGAGAAACAATTCTCCCCCTTTTTATCATTAACGAACGGTTACAATCGCATAGCCAACTAGAATTTCGCTTACCACAATGAGAAGCAATTCATAAAAACCTCCACCAAATAACTTCAGAATGCATACCCAGAAAATTCACCCGAAACCCAACGAGGGAAACCGACCAGAATAACGTTTTTCATCCCGGCGTTATAACTATCACCAAACAATGTATCCCCCAAAAAACCGTCTGTTTTAATGTCGTTCGCGCTCACAGTTCGTAAACTATCTTCATGCAAGATAGTGTACCCTGCTTTTACTTCAGATATATGTACCTCTTTTGTGACGTATTGTTTTACCAGCGTCATTTTCATCTCTCCTTTATACGATAAATTGCCGTCTTGATGAAACCAATATAGAAAATTTTTTGGTTGTTGTCAAGCACTTTTTTAAATTTAATTTTTTAAATCCCAAAGAACTAATTCAAGATTGGTTGGTTCAATTTCGATTGCAATTAAATCATGTGGATATGGATTAATAGAAGTAAAAATATCATACATTATAAGGCTATCTAATTTTATTAATTTAACAATTTTAAAATGTTTTTTAATTTCATCTAATAAATCAATCATACTTTTATTATGAAATTTATTAGAAATTGTATTATTGATATAATCAATATCATAAGAAGTAACATTACCAACAGCTACAATTTCATCTATTAATTTTATATTTTTTCCATAATGTATATATTTTATCATTTATTATTCCTTCTATATCAATCTTATATTGTTTATTTTTAAGAGTCAACAGAAATTAATTTAAAATTTTTCTAAATATTAGATGGCAAGTTATCACCAAGGCACATATGAACCAAAAAATCGTGAAAAATATATAGGAAAATATCCTTTATATTATCGTAGTTCTTGGGAATTAACATATTTTCAAGTTTTAGATTCCAATCCGGCTGTTATTCAATGGGCAAGTGAAAGTATTAAAATACCTTATCTTCATCCTTTTACTGGAAAATATGCGAATTATATTCCAGATTTATTAATTATTTATTTGAATAAAGATTTACAACAAATAGCAGAATTAATTGAGATAAAACCTTTAAGAGAAACATTACAAGAATATGCTAAAACAAAAAATGATTTAATAAATCTTACAATAAATAAAGTAAAATGGCAAGCTGCACAAGAATTTTGTCAAATGAAAGGTTTAAAGTTTCGTGTAATGACCGAAGAACAATTATTTGGTAGTAAAAATAAACCTAAAAAATCAACACCAAAAAATCGCAGAACAAGGAAGAAAAAATGAGCAAAAATACTAAAATAGCAGAAGAATTGGGATTAGCTAATTTAGAAGATTTAATGCTTGACGATCAAGAAATAATTGAAGAACCAACTAACAGTTTAGTTCTTTATGATGAAGATGATAATGAAGATATTTCTAAAAATATTTTACCATCTGAAGATCAAGAAGTTTTAGAATCAGAAAGCGCATTAGTTGATTCGGTTGCTTTGCTAGAAAAAGAAATGTTACAACATGCAAGAGATTTAATGGATTTAGGCCATAATGTTGATATACGGGCGGCAGGACAAATTTTTACTATAGCTTCAACAATGTATCAAAATACATTAAATGCTCAAATTTCTCGCCGTGATGCTGCTTTGAAAAAACAAAAACTTTTAATTGAAGAAGCTAAATTATTAAAAGAAAGTAAGGTGAAAAATAATTCACCTGTAGTTAATGTAGCAGTTCAAAATAATATGCCAGAAAACAAAACAGTTTTTGTTGGCACAATTGATGATTTATTAGAGGCAAATAACGATGAAGCTAAGTGATTTAATTAAAAAGAATACAAAATATTATGAGTACATAATTCGTACAGTCGTTCCATTAACAGATGAAAATATCGATTGTTTGGCTGAATGTTATCGTCGTTTTCATTTATTAGAAATAGAAGGACCAAACGAAACAATTTTTCAAGATAAACCTTTGGATTTTTATGAATTAGGACCAAGCAAAGTTTGGTGGATTAAAATTAAAACCAATTTACCTGCAAGTTTAACAGCATTGCATGAATTAACAAAAAATGCATTAAAAGTTGTAGAACGCCAAGTGGTTGTTCGTAGTGCAATTGGGTTTGATGAAATAACAGTTGAACAAGATTTAATTAATACAGAAATAGATGCTGAAAGTGATCGATTAAAATTATTTCAAGAACCATTAACTGCAAATGAATTTGATTACGCTCCTGAAAAAAATATTCCTAATTCACCTGAATACTTAAAACAATTATTTTACAAACATCAAAAAGAACGTAGTGAACAAATTGATAAAATTGAATTACCAAATAAAATGTTTGTTTGGTTGAAAATTCCAGAATTAGAAATTGAAGTTCCAGAAAATCCTGAGATTGATGTTAATGTAACAAATGTTGGGAATTTAACCGATAAACTTTCAGTTAAAAAAAGATTTTACGATCCATTAACTGGAAAATTAAAAGAATTAGGAGATTAAAAAATGTTTAAACAACCACCAGCTTATGATAGTTTTTCTGATAAAAAAACACAACCTAAAACAAAGCAAATTCCTTGGGGATCAGCTAATAATCCGTTAGCAGAAAATGATGACGAAGATACAATTAAAAAATTATGGGATCAATTATCTTCAAGAGGTAAAACGATAAATGATATTCTTTATGGTGATTTAAGAAATATTTTTAGTGAAACTGGATTGAAAAAATTAGAAGATAAATTTCAATGTAGTAGAAGTCAATTACATCAAAAATTAATTGACTATTTAAATTCCATGCAATTAAATGAATTCGACGGTAAACAATTTAAAGAAGATTTTGTTTTTGAAATCGATACATTAGGTGATTTAATTATTCAAAATACTTTAACTGGTGAATCAAAAACTGTTTATGGTGAAGATGCTTTTAATTTATTAGCGATGATTGAAGAAGATGAAAGTAATCAACAAGAAATTTTAAGAAATTATTTTGAAATAGAAAAAGGGAGCTAATTAGCTCCCTTTCTTTATCCGTATTTTAAAATTTGCATTTGTAATTCACGTTCTTCTTCTGGCGTTAATTGTGCTGAAAGTTTTCGTTTTCGTTCTTCTTGAATTCTTTGATTTTTAAGATTATCTAATTCTTGTTTAATATCGATATTTTTAAAACTATCATTGTTTTGAATAATAGTTAACAAATCATTAACGGTTTCAGTCAACTCATTGATTGTTTTCGTTGTTTTGTCATTGTCGTGTTGTTGAGCCATCCAAGCAATTTCTGCTGAAATTGGGTTCGAATGGTCCATTTTTAATTACTCCTGTTTCCATTTCGATAAACCCAATATAGAAAATTTTCTGGTCTTTGTCAAGCGCTTTTTCAAATTTAATTTTTGTTAAGTTGCAGTTGTGTGAACTCTCTTAATTTTGTGAGGTTTTCTGCGGCTCTCCATGAATAGAAAATATATTAGAAATGTGAAATTATGTGTATTTTAGCAACATTTCAACCTGAAAAGCATTATCTTGATTTGGATGTGCCATTAACCAATCATAAATGTTTCTATAATATACTCCATTTAGCCAAAATTCTTTATTGCCTTTTGGACGAATTAATGCTGGTCCGGTTAATCGATGACAAATTTGACCTTTTAAATACCAAATTTTATATTCAGAATTTAACTCTTCAATTGCTGGGACATTTTCATTTGGTGAAGAAATATTATTCCTAGGTATTTTATGCCAATTGTCCTCGGTTGTAAATTTTTCACCATCTATATAATAAATAAATGTCATTTTTGCTCCATTATTTTTTTAGTTAGTCTTAAAATTTGTTTTACACCAAGGCCATGTTTATATATGTTATTTGTTTTAAAATTAGTTTCTTCTTTATCCAAATATATTTTATTAATTTTAACAGAAAATGTTTTTTCATAAAGGTCAACTAATTCTTCAATAGAAATATTTTCATTATTAGCCAAATCAAACGTTGTGTTTCTAATATAACTATCCATTTCAAATTGTTTCATTAAATCATTAATATAAACGAAATTTTTTACACCAGAATTATTTTTAGGAATAAAAAATTCTTTATTTTTCAAATCTGCATTTATTAATGTTGGGATCAATTGATTTTGATTCATTGTATCAACAAGGTTATTATAACAACCAGCAATATTATAAAGACGATAAATTTTATAATTTATTTTTTGATAAAATATTTTTAATAAGTCTTCTGCTGCTAATTTTGTTTCGCCATATGGTGATAATTTTTCTTCATAAACATAACATGTACTTGGTAAAATAAAATCAATTTTTTTATTTTTAAATTTGTTTAAAAAATTAAACAATTGATAATAATGATTGTCCCAAGTTTCTTTTGGATTTAAAATAGAATTTTTTACTGAAGGATTGCCTGCAAAATGCAAAATTTTATATAAATTTTTTATTTTATTTGTTTTTTCAATAAATCTGTGATCGTCAAAACTCATTTGAAAAAATTCATCTAAAGAATTTTTAACAAAATGATTTTTTGGTTCATTTAAATCACAACCAATTATTTTATAATTTTGTTTTTTAAAATAATAAGCGGCATGTGATCCAATGTATCCTGAACAGCCTGTTATAATGATAGTTTTATGCATTTTGTAATAAGAATAAAACTTTATCTGTTTTAGATCGCCAAAATACTTTACATGTAATTCCTGGATTTTTACAAATGTAAAATTTTACTTTGCCATATTTTTGTAATTTTTTAATTTTGTTAGCGTATAAAGAATTATACATTTCTGAATAATAATTATGTTGTTTAATGTATCTTACAAGCCATTTATTATTATAATAAACAAAGTAATTATCATTAGAAAATTTTATTTTGTTATGAATAATAATTTCATCATTAACAATATCAAAATAAGAATAATAGTTTGGTTTAAATTTTAATTTATATTTCATATTTTAACCTTGTTGCAATAAAAATAAAACTTTATCTGTTTTAGATCGCCAAAATATTTTAGCATAACAAACATGAGGAAATTCATCTTCAATTACTTTTTGATATAATTTTATTTTTCCATGTTTCTTACATAATTCTGTATTTATTAATAAAACATTAAATATCTCTTCAAAATCAATCTTGTTATGAGAATAACATAATAAAATTTTCTTTAGCAATGTATTATAATGTTGTATATTTTTAAATGGTAAATCTATAATCTTATTATATTGAATATTTCGAGAATATTCTGTTGTAACAAATGAAAAACCAGAATATAATTTTCTCTTTATTTTATATTTCATTCAAACGTCCATTCAATAAATTTTTTCTTTTTAGGTAATAAAATTCCAACTATTAATTTATTATCAAACGAAACATAAAAATCTTTAACCAATTTTTCATTTTGTTTATTTTGCAAATATTCAATAACTAAAGAAGATAATCTGGTAAAATTATCTTCTTTGTTTTCATTAAAAATTTTTTCAATATCAGCCTTCATAATAATCTATTTCCTTGTATCCATAAAGTAATTTTAAATTTTCAAATTCTCGATTTATATCATTTAACAATTCAGGACAATTTTCCCGTAATAGAGCTAAACCAGTACCAACCCCATCCAAAGGCCATATAATATCCAAACCCCCTTCTACGGCCTTTAAAACGCGATTAAACGCATATTCTACAGCACCTTTAATATGAGGATTATTTTGATAAATTTCAGTTGTAATATAAGCGGCCTTATCTGTACCAGGAGTTAATTTAGTAGGAATACCAATGGTATTTTTTTTGTCCCTACAAACTTTTGCTTGTCCCCCAATTCCTTTTGCCATTAAATTATCACCGAAAATAAAAATAGCATTTGGATATTTGTTAATTTGATGGTCAGAAAACCATTTTCTTTGAATGTAAATCATAATTTTTCCTATGTGTTTTTTAATTTGTAAAGTATTTCATCTGTTTCATTATCAAATTTATAAACTAATCCATTGGCTTTATATTGATAAGTATTATTTTGATATTCAATTAATGATAAAGAAATATACATATGTTTATCAAAACTGAAAAAATCATTTTGGACAATATCCATAACCGGTTTTGGAATATGTGGTAAATTTAAATTTAATAATGGTTCAAAACTGTTTAATTTTGTTGAAGTTTCAAATATTTCTTTATGTTTAAATATCCGCATTATGCATTTATTTTGTGAAATATTCAGTCTTTTAACTGGTATGTTTAAAATTTCATGTGTATTATTAAAATTATATTCATCAATCATATTATTATGAAATGAAACAATAAATTCATTTTTAATTTCTTCAAAATCAGTAATTTTTTCTTTATAATGTTCATTAGTACAAAAAACAATAGGATTTTTTTCTTTTAATTTTGATAATTTTTCAAAAATAAAATTTAATTTATTGGTATAAGAATGAGTGTGTAATTCTGGACGATAACGATAGTTATAATTAACCCTTAATGAAATTAAATTTGGATGAATTGTAACATTTTGATCATATCCTGTATCTTCTCGATATAAATTATCATTATCATGTAATGTTCCGCCGCCAATTACAAAAATAGTATCGGGATTTAAAACCAAATCTTCTTCAGTAATTAATTTATTTGTTTCATAAATCATAATCTTACCTTTTAACTTCTAAAATATTAATAAAGCCTTCTTGTTTAGAAGGAGCGTTATAAGATTTAGCCATATTTTCAATTACATGATTGGGAATAACTTTACTGCCGTTAGTTTCTTTTTCACGTTTTGCCAATTGCTGTTTGAGAATTTGATCATTAACAATAACATTAACTGCATATTTATTATAATCATTGGGAATTTGTGCAATTTTACCTTTACGAGATTTAACACTCATATTTGTTTGGTTCCAAATGATATTATCGCCATTGGCAATTGCTGTTTGAAGACGACGATCAAATTCTTTTTGCACTTTTTTAAAAGGCAAATCTTTAAATGCTTGGGAATATGAAATATTGTTTTTTTTAGCATACTCTTCAAAAATATCATCGGTACTTAATACCACAATATTTTTTGTAAAAGTCTTATTGGTAATAAATTGTTCAATCCAATAATCTTTGCCAGAACCCGGCAAACCAATCATCATAATGAAAAATTTTTCATTAAACATATTAATCTCCTTTATTAGATAAAAACCTTAACATAAAGAAAATTTATGTCAACAAAAAAGAGGGAAATTTAAATTTCCCTCTTTTATTTTTTGATTGCACTATTAATATCATACAGATGTTGTAAAATTGGTACAGCTACATATTTTTCTGTATTAATTTTATCGAGTAAAGACTTATCAAAAGTTTCTAATACAACTTCATTTGTATCAAGTTTTTTAATAACCCAAGAAGCTGGATTATTCATATGATTTTTTTGCCACGACGAAGACATTATTATTTCTCCTTGTGTTGAAAATTAAAAATAACACACAGATATTAATAGTCAAGACGATTATAATTTAATATGTAAATTAATTTGCCTTGATCCTTCATATTCATAATCGATCCAATTTAATGAAGCCTTATATCCAGCCTGATTAAGTCGTTCGACCACAATATCAAGCATGTCTGTATTAATTGAAACATGACCTTTTAAAATCAAATCGTTTTGCCCAATATTAATAAATTCTGATTTATTTTTTAACGCGGAAACCAATTCTTTTTGAATGTTATTTAAAATACGGTTAGCATGATTTGAATTTTGAATTTGATTCTTATTTTTCTCTTCTTCAATAATTTTAATGGTTTCTTCTTTAGATGTGAACATATTAAATCTCCTTGTGTTTATCTGATTTACCCAATATAGAAAATTTTCTTGTCCTTGTCAATCACTTTTTCAAATTTAATTTTTGTTAAGTTGCAGTTGAGGGAACTCTCTCAATATTTCCTTGTTTTCTGCGGCTCTTCGTGAATAACAAATTTATTAGAAAAGAGAATTTATAGGTATCTATTACGCGTATTAAGGTTTAAATTTATCACTTGTCTTTTTGAGATTTTATGTTATAGGATATTATTAAGGAGTAAATTATGTATGAACATTTAAGCAATTATTTTTATAAAATATTTCATTATAAAAAAGATTTAAGATTATTAAAACAAAAGATAAAAGATTCTCGTATCAGAACCTTTAAATTAATGTATGGTGAAATTAGAATAATTTATGAATTTAAAGTGATGACTATATATTATATTTTACCTAATAATATGATACCAGTTATAGTTGTAGATAGAATTTATGATATTAATTTATTTCGAGTATTTTTGTCTTATTTGTTATTGGAGTTAAAATGAATATTTTTAGAAAATTTTATTATAGATTATTTGTTTATCCAAAACAAGTTAAGAAATTAAGAAAAAATAAACTATCACGTTATTTTACAATTAATAATTTATTGATATGGATTGATAATCAATCCTTTTTTATTCTTTGTATTGAGCGTGATTTATTTTCTGTTTATTATGATAATAGTGATTTTTGGGGACAATATTTAATTTTAGGTAATAAGATTTATGATTATGATTTATGTGAAATTGTATTATCAGAAATAATCAATCAATTAGATCGAGAAAATTTAAATAAATGATGGAACAAATAAAAAAAGGTTGGCAACAATTATGGGAAGATTTTAATCGTTTAATTTCTTTTGAAGTTAATGATTTCAAAATAATAAAAATTTCACAAGATGGTGGATTAAAAGTTTATTGGAACAAAAGTGATCCTTATATCGATCAATTAACCGTTCAATTATTTGAGGAATCTTTAAAAACTTGTGAAGAAACTGGAATGATTGGTGATTTAACAGAAATAAATGGTAAAAAATTTATTTTAAATAAAAAATTAATTAAAGAAAAATTATCTAAGATTTAATTGACAAAAAATATTTTTCATATATTGTAAAATTCTTTATAGGAGAATTTTATGAGTAAGATTATTAATGAAGGTTTTTGGTATTCAAAATACGAACCTAATTTACCCAAACCTGTTGATAGTGGAGATTGGGCTGAAAAAGAACAATTTATTTTAAAATTAGAAAAATTACAAAATACATTATCTCCTGTTGGTTATAAAGGATGGTCAACTTGTCGTATTTGTAATTGTATGAATGGTAGTGAAGAATATTCATATAAAAATTTTGTTTGGCCTAGCGGTTATTTGCATTACATTCGTGATCATAATGTTCATCCAAGTGATAAATTTAAAAAATTAATTTTAGGATAAATTATGTATAGTTCTGATCAAATTTTTTATCATATTTGGAATATTTTGCTTCCGGTTAAAAATCGCAGTGCTGAAACCGCAGGTATGTTAACATTATTTGTTGATATAATTCATTATCTTGTTTATAATAAACGTTTAATTAGTGATGATTTTAGAGTTAATCCACAATATAAAAAACGTGGGTATTCAAATAATTTACCAACAATTAGTACAAAACTTTTACATGATAAAGGTTTTAATAACAAATTTGATTTTAGTTTAGTTAATAACATTTATAAAACAAATATTCCTGATTCATTAAAAGAATTTATTGTATTAGTTTGTGACTATTTTATTGAAAATTATCGAACTATTGGAGTTTTTAAATTAAGATTAGAATTGTCACAACATTATCAACAATGTTTTTCTTCTTGTTATATTAAAGAACGAGTACCAAAATGGTATGAATTTTTCAGAGAAGTTGAAGAAACTGAAATTTTTGGTTGTGTTCATTTAAACCTTGAAACATTAGCAAAAGAATTTCAAAATGAAACTGATTTATCAATTTTTAAAAATAAAAAATTTAAAGAAACAACTAAAAACAATGAAGTTAATAAGAATAAAGAAACAGTTAGGCGTTTATTAAGTTTTATACGAGAAGATGCCAATCAACAAGAAGCTTTAACTGCAATTTTAAAAGTTAAAGAATTAATGGCAAAAGAAAATAAAGATTTTGATAAAATTATATTGGAAAATTTTCAATGAATATAAAAGAAAAACTATTAGAATTAGATTATAATTTATTTTCTGATCCAAATTTAAGAATTATTGAATATATGGGCGATGATACATATGAAATGTTTTCATTAGATGAATTAACAAATAGTAATTATTCTGTGTTGGGTTATTATAATGATCATATTTTTGGTTTAGTTGCGGAACATTTAAAAGCATTAAAAATTAAACATTATGTTTTTAAATATAAAAATTTGCCCCGTCCGTTTATATTTTATTGTTTTTTAACAAATACCGATGAAATTTTATTGAGTTTAATGAAATGAATAATTTAGAAAAATTTTTTAATAGTGATAATAAGTTTAAAAAACATTTATCAAATCCTGATTTAGTTATTATTGATTTGATTGATCAATTAGAAGATACATTTACCAATGAACCATTAACATTTTATCGTTATCATGAACTAGTTGATACTTTTGATGAAAATAAATTTTATAATTTTGGCAAACCTTGTTCAAAATTTGATATATTTGACAGTATTAGTAATAGTAAAACTATACAACAATTTTTAAAAATGCATAATAAAAAAATTTATTATAAAACATTTAGAAAAGAAATTGATAAATGTTATCCTAAAGTTTTTTATACATTTTTAACTGATACTGAATTAGCCATTTGGGATTTGATGAAATAATGAATAATTTACTTGAGTTGTACAAAAAGAATTTTGATTTTAAAATGTTAATTGATAACTCTTACATTTATTACAGAAAGAATAAAAAATGAAAGTTTATTATGCAGATGGTAGTTGTTTAAACAATCCTGGCGTTGGCGCATGGGGTTTTACTGATTTAACCAATTCAACAGTTGGTAATGAAATTTATACAACAAATGGACGTATGGAATTAATGGCTGTAGTTGAATGTATAAATCAAATTACTGAAAACAGTACGATTTATTCTGATAGCAGTTATGTTGTAAAAGGTTTTAATGAATACATACATAAGTGGAAAAATAATACTTGGAAGAAAAAAGGTGGACCAATTAAGCATTTAGATTTATGGATGATCGCTGACCGTAAATTAACGGAATTAAAAATTAAAAATATTTCTGTTGACGTTTGTTGGGTTAAAGGTCATGCTGATAATTATGGTAATAATTTTATTGATCGTTTAGTTCAAGAAGAAAGTTTAAAAGTGAAAAATGGAAAATCGTTTTATATTAGAAAATAATTTACAAAAATATCTAAAAAATGAAAATTATTATTTTTTATATATTGTTAAAGGTAAAGGTGTTCTTTCTAATAATGAAGAATATTTATCTGATATATTAAAATATTCTTATGATAATGTTTATTTTAATTGTGCTTGGTCTTTAATAGAAGACGAATTTAAAAATATATTGGATAAATATTTTCCAATGTTTGATATAAATAAAATTCAAAAAATTTCTTTAATTAAAGAATATTATTTTATACCATTTATTGAATTAACTAATACCGATTATTGCATTTATAAATTACAAAATTAGGAGAAAACAATGATTATTGAACAAATTAAAAATCAAGCTTTAGTTTTACGCAAAGAAAAAAATCGTTTAGGCGCAACATTAATGACTTTACTAAATGACATTAATATGATTGGAAAAAACGCAATTCCACCAAGAGAAAGCACTGATGAAGAAGCAGTTCGCGTAATTCGCAAAGCCATCCAAATTCAAGAAGAAAATTTAAAATTAGTTTCCGTTGATAAGAAAGCATCAATTGAAGAAGAAATTTCATTATTTCAAACATTTTTACCAAAACAATTAACTGTTGAACAATTACGTGAAATTATTGTTAATTTTATTGAAAAAGAAAATTTAGAAAAATCACCTAAATCAATTGGGGTTATTATGAAAATGTTGAATAAAGATTATCTTGGTAGTTTTGAACCTAAAACGGCAAATGAAATTATTAAGTCATTATAATGTATGTTTATTATATTGATGGGAAGAAATTTATAACTGAATATAATAGTGTAATTCCTTGGTTAGAAATTTATTCACCTGATGAAAATACACCTGCTTATGAAGATTTAGAATATGGGTATAAGTGTTGGTATCAAAACGGTAAAAGACATCGATTGACTGGACCCGCAAGAATGTGGTCGGCTGGAAAAAAAGAATTTTGGTTAAATGATAAACATTATGAAAAGGTTCATAATTGGTTGAAAGATCACCCAAATCCCGATCTTTATTTTGATGCAATTGGTTTAAATGAAACTGAAAGAGTTTTGTGGTTTTTGCAAAATTAATACTTGACAGAAATCAAAAAAATTTCTATATTAGATTTATCAAGACGAGAAAGTCTCAATTGAACAAAGGAGAAAAAATTATGAGCACGCAAAATAATGATTTTATTGATGGCGCAGTGGCTTGTAAAAGCGTAATTGTCGATCTTATTTGGAAACAAATGGAAACAAATGGAAACCGATGATAATCCCAATTTGCTACGTTTAGTTCGTTTAGTTGAAAATTTTAACGTTAATGAATTGCATAATGAAATATCATCATTCTAATAAATAAAAGGGGGAGAATTAATTCTCCCCTTTTTCTATCCAATTACAAATCCATATCCTTCATTTTGATCAACAATAGCATGTAATTGCGCTTCTAAACGCTCTTGTGCGGCAAATCCTTCACTTTTTAAACTATCACCATTTAATGTTATTCCGCCTTGTGGACCAGCTAAAGATTGAAATTTACTTCTAGCTTCCCCAATTATAACTTTTAATGTAGCAACCGCATAATCTCTCAACCAAGAACGAGCATAAACATCTTGAAATAAAATTTCATCTGGTTTTTGACCAAATGCCCATATTAAAATATTTTCATTTGCTAAAAATTTTCTGTCTAAACTCAATATATGAGTATTATGGTCCCAGCGATAAACAACTTCTTTCCCAAATAATCTACCAACTAATTCTTGATACTGCATTGCATAATCATAAGTTGCCAATGTACCAGTTCCGCCAGTTCCCATTGCGCCAGGATTGCTTGTCATATAAATGTTATTGGTCCAAGCTAAACTAAATGGATCAGTTGCACTTGCACCACCTGCACTACCAGCACCACGACGATAAACTTGACGAATTAATTGGATAGAATTATCCAATTGATAATCATATTGTTCTCGTTGTATTTCTAAATTAATATAAACATCTTGCATTGAATTATTACTTCTTTGACGATATTTGTCAATTGTTACAACCGTTGCTAATTCTAAATGTTCAGGATCAGCTTCTAAATCAATCATACCCAAACCCAACATAAGTTGAATTTCTTTTTTAAAGTTATTTCTATTTGGTTGCATTATTATCACCTATAAATTGACGTTCAAAAACTCTTTTACCACAATATTTTTGGCAAATTTTGCTAATTGAAAATTGTTCTTGAATTTTTTTAAAAACATTTCCATTTACAATTTGTTCAATAGAATTATTTTCTACATTTAATTCTTGTAATTCTTCATTGGAAAAAGAAAATCTTTTGTCTAAACTTAATCCCATCCAACAACAAGGAAAAATTCTATTCCAACTGTCAAGATATAATTCTTGTTTTTCTAAACTTTGGCAACTAAATTCTCGTTCTTTAAAATTATTTGGTAATTCAATTGTTGGTAATTCTAAATAGCCAATTGTATTTTTTTCATTATCAAAAATAGGAAATTTATCTTCTGAAAATCTATGAGTATTTTTAACAACGAATTTTTTAAATCCTAAGTCAATGGATAAATTTCTTGCTGATTCAATTTGATGTTGATTATGTTTAAAAACAATAAACGCCCATCTTGCTTCGCAATTGTTTTTTATAACAGTTTTTGCGTTTTCTATTACTTTATCAAAGTCGCAATTTCTTCTGTAAATTGGCAAGGTATCTTTTAATCCATCAATTCCAAAAATAACAGCGCCACGATTTCCAATTGATTGTGCCAAATCTTCCCACCAATTTTCATTTCTAATCGACCCATTGGTATGAATACCAATCCAACAATTGGGAAATAATTCTCTTGTTATTTTTATTTGTTCAATTAAATGAGGGTTAGCAATTGGATCGCCATAATTACCACAAAAAGTAATTGTTTCTAACTGCATTTGACTAATAGTTTTTTTAAAAATATCAAATGATAAATTACTTGGAATTAATTTATCATTTATTGGTCCGCCATTTTGATTTCTTCCACATTGAACACAACTAGCATTGCAAAAACTACTTGTTTCAACATGAAGTGATTTAATATTATTCCACATGTTATTATTTAAATGTCTTGACAAATTATAAAAAATTTTCTATATTAAGCTTGTTATATAAGGAGATTTAATATGTCTAAGAAAAATAAGAAAGAAGTATTGTTGCCATTAACAACGCAACAAGAAATTCTTTTAGATAATCTACAAAATTCTAAATATCTTCGTTTGGATACACAAGAAGATATTGAAAATTTTTATGTATTAGTTAGTCATAAGTTAGCTTATACTGATTATACAGAATCAAAAGTTTTTCCTGATAAAGTTTGTCGTATTTCTGCGGTAGTAGCAAAATCAGTTTATGCTCCTAAATCTGTACCAGAAATAAAGCCTTTTAGGTATCCAGTTGGGACAAAAGTTAAAACTAAACGTCATCGACATGGATATGAAGAAATTTATGGAGTAATTTGTTATTTTGATAATTCAGGTTATGGTATCAGAGACAAAGATAATAATATCTATGAATGTAAACATAAAGATTTAATTATTCTTGAATAATTACATTAATGTTAGAAAGAATTTTACAATGAAACATGCAATGACATTGCAAGAAGCACAAAATATTTGTTTCAAGAATGGATATTATGGTTCGTATTATGGTTCTGGTTATACGTTTCGTAATGCAATTGAAAATTATTGCAAACAAAAATTATTGCGCGATAGTAATAATGAATTAGAAAAAGCTATTTTTCGTATTAAACAAGAGATTAGTAATCCAAAGAGTAAATTCGGTAAAAAATAAAAAACTATTTAGGTAAACGGTTGACATAAAGACAAATTTTAAGTAAGATGATAATATGAATAAATTTATACAAAAAATAAAATCATTTTTTATTAAACAAAAAAGATATATTTATTACGTAGATGGTGAAAAATTTACAACTAATAAAATCACTACAATTCCTTGGTTTAAACATTCTTCACCTAATGAAAACACGCCTGCTTTTGAGGATTTAAAAACTGGTCATAAACATTGGTGTTTAGAAGGACATATTCTTCATCGCTTAACAGGCCCTGTTTCCATTTTATCAGATGGAACTAAAACATTTTATGTAAATGGTAAAACATATGACAATGTTCAAGATTGGTTAAAAGATCATCCAAATCCAGATTTATACTTCGATGCAATTGGGATGAATGAAACCGATAGAGTTTTATGGTTTTTACAGAAATAAAAAAATGAAATATATTTATTATATTGATGGTGAAAAGTTTCTAACTGATATTAGAAAACTAATCCCTTGGGATGTTATTTCATCACCAAATGAAAATACGCCCGCTTATGAAGATATTAATACTGGAAGTAAGGCTTGGTGTGAAAAAGGACAAATTTTACATCGATTAACTGGACCTGCTAGAATTATGGTTGATGGAACTTGTCAATTTTATTTAAATGGAAAATATTATGAAAATATACATGATTGGTTGAAAGATCATCCAAATCAAGATAATACCTTTCAAGTTGAAATGTTATTAAAATATTCTTAATAAATACAATATGTTTTACGAAGTAATTTTTCATCCAACTCAAATTGAACTAAAATCAATTTCTCCAACTGATTTTTATTTTTATCCTTATGCATTATTCAATATAACGCATCAAAAACATTTAATAAATCAATATAGAAAAATCGATTATGATTTAAGTTTTCTTAATCAATCAATTTCTTTATGGTTTTCTAAAAAAGGCAATTCAGTAATTTATTGGTTAAATCCAACTGATGAAGTTTTATGGAAATTAAAAAATTGATTTTAACATAACTTTTAGTTATTATTAAGAAAAATTGAAGGTAACAAATCAAATGAAATTATTTATAGGATTACTTATAATATTAATGAGCGTAATTATCAGTGGAGTTGCAGCTTATTTTAGTGTTTATGGATTAATGGCTTTATTTGCCGCTGCTGCAATTCCAGTAGCAATCATGGGTGTTGTATTAGAAGCAGGTAAATTATTAATGGCTGCGGTTTTACATGCCAATTGGAAAAACCCTAAATTCAAATGGCCGTTGAAAAGTTTTATTGGTTTATGTATTGGATTATTGATGATTATCAATGCTTTAGGTGTTTATGGTTATTTGTCAAGAGGGCATTTAGAGCAAGAAGCACCAAAAGCTGGTATTGAATTACAAATTTCACAATTAGAAACACAAAAAAATAATATAGTAGAAGACAATAAAAGATTAAATGATAAAATTGCTTTACTTGATAAATCAATTGAAACTTTTTTGAAAAATGATAAAGCAACTCAAGGTGAAGCGGCAAGAACAAAACAAAAAATCGAACGTGAACAATTAGAAAAATCAATTCAAGCGAATAATGAAAAAATTAATAAAATAAATGATGAAATTTTACCATTTAAACAAAAAAATGCTGATGTTGAGGCTAAATTAGGACCAGTAAAATATGTTTCTAAATTATTTGGTGTTGAACCTGAATATGCAGTTATAATAATAATTGTATTATTAATTGTTGCTTTTGATCCATTTGCAATAGCAATGGTGATAGCAGGCAGTATTAAATTAGAAGAATATTTTGAAGATAAAAAGAAAAAAGTTTCAAAACAAGAAATTAATCAATTTGAACAAACAATCGACAGTTTAAAATTATCATTAGAAGATAAAAATAATGAAATTAAAACATTAACTGATAATTTAAATGAAATAAAAGAAGAAAAAATAAAATATTCTGATTTATTAAATCATCGTTCAATTGAAATTAGTGAATTGCAAGATAAAATAAAAGAATATGATAAAAATGTCGATGTTTTTTCTCAAGAATTTAATGATAAAGAAAGTTTAAATGAAAAAATAGAAAATTATTCTAATGAAATCAATACATTAAAAAATAATATTAACGATTTAGATAAAATTATTTTAGATAAAGATGAACAGATAGAAAAATTAGAAGATCAAGTTAATAGAATGAATTCAGTAACATTATTGCAAGAATTGCAATCAATGGATGCGTCATTAAGAAAGGAACAAATCATTCAGATATTAGAAAATAATCCAACTGTTGTAGAAGAAATAGTTAACATTGCCAAAGAAATACAATTAACTCCCGGTGGTGATAGAATTAGTAAAGGAAAAATTTAATGTCAACAATTCAATGTTTTTTATGTGGTAAAATACAAAATGATAATAAAGAAATATTTGTTTGTAACGAATCATCTGAAAGTCCAGTATATATATGCGAAACATGTGTAACAACGGCCAATCAAGCAATTCAAGCATCAAAAGAAACCAAACACGAAAATAAGCAAGAAATTAGTGAACAAACCGATGAAATCGATGAATTAGAAGAAGATGATTTTCCTTATCCAAATGAAATTAAAGAATTTTTAGATGAATATGTTTGTGGACAAGAAGAAGCTAAAAAAACCTTATCAGTTGCTTTATTCAATCATCACAATAGAATTCGATCTTTAATGATGGGCCAAGAAACAGAAATTGAGAAATCAAATGTATTATTATTAGGCCCAAGTGGTTCAGGAAAAACTTATTTGTTAAAAACATTATCTCGTATGTTGGATTTGCCTTTTGTTCATGTTGATGCTACTTCATTTACCGAAGCTGGTTATGTAGGTGAAGATGTAGAAAGTATCATTAATAAACTTTATCAAGAAGCAGGTGGTGATGCTGGATTAGCATCTTTAGGTATTGTTTATATTGATGAAATTGATAAAAAAGCAAAAAAATCATCTGATAATATTGTTTCAAAAGATATTGGTGGTGAAGGTGTTCAACAATCATTATTGAAATTAATTGAAGGAACTGCTGTAAACGTTCACATGGGTAAAGGAAAAATGCCTCAAGGACCACAAGCGGTTGTACATACTGATAATATATTATTTGTATTTGGTGGTGCATTTGTTGGGTTAAAGAAAATTATTGAACGTAGAATTAATAAAGGTAATATTGGTTTTAACCAAACTAAAGAAGAAATAACAACCGATAAAATTCAAATTGAAGATTTATATACTTTTGGATTAATACCAGAATTAGTCGGAAGAATTCCGGTTATTGCTGAATTAAAAGCATTAAATGAAAGTGAATTAAAAAATATTTTAACTAAACCAAAAAATTGTTTAGTTGATCAATATAAAGCTATCTTTGAAATTCACGATTTAAAATTAAAATTTACTGATAATGCATTAACTTTAATTGCAAAAGAAGCAATTAAAACAAACACAGGGGCTAGAAGTTTACGTAGAATTATGGAAAAAATTTTAGAACCTATTTTATATGATTTACAAAACATTGTTGACAAAGGCTTTAAAACTGTTATAGTCAACGAAGAAACAATTACAAACTTTAAACCTATTTTAAAACGGAGATAACTTGAGTAAAATTATTAATGAAGATATTCGTTCCTATCGTGTGCTTTTAATTGACGAAAATGGAACTAAACTTGGTGAATTTAATCGTAATGCTGCAATCCAAATGGCTTATGAAAAAAATTTAGATTTAGTTCAAATTTCAATTGGACCAAACGAAATTCCAGTAACAAAAATGCTTGATGCTGGAAAGTATTTTTATGAAAAAGAAAAAACTTTTAAAGCACAACGATCAGCACAACGCGCAAAAGAAATTCAATTAAAAGAAATTCAATTGCGTCCTGTAACTGATACTGGTGATTTAAATGTCAAAGCCAATCGCACAAAAGAATTTCTATCAGTTGGAGATTTAGTTAAAATTGTCATGCGTTTTAAAGGGCGTGAACAAAGTAATAAAGCAGTTGGCTTCGATACAATGCAAGAATTTATCGATTTGATTCCCAATAATCTTTATACAGTTGAACAACAATTACAAGATTCAGGAAAACAAATTATTGTTGTATTAAAAGGCATCAAACAATAATTGGCTTATATTTATTATGTTGATGGTGAAAAATTTACAACCGATGATTACGATGAAGTTCCTAAGTATGATGTTTCTTCACCTGATGAAAATACGCCAGCTTATGAAAGTTTAGAAATTGGAACAAAAGTTTGGTGTAAAAAAGGTTGGCGTTTGTATAGATTAATTGGTCCCGCCGTTGTTTATATAAATGGTGATTATAATTTTTGGTTAGATGGAAAATATTATGGAAAAGATATCAATGCTTGGTTAAAAAATCATCCAAATCCAGATATTTATTTCGATGCAATTGGTTTAAGTGAAACCGAACGAGTTTTGTGGTTTTTGCAAAATTAATCATTGACAAAAATCAGAAAATTTTCTATATTAGTTTATCAAATAATGTAAACAAGGAGAATGTTTATGGATGACTCAACATTTAAAAATATTTTTCAGAAAATTAACGATTATTTAGATGGTTATCCATTTCATAAAAAACTGCGTTTGCTTCAATTAATTTTAGATAATAATGGCAAATTATCGGAAAATGATAGCTTATTATTCTCCGATCTTTCTAATGAGCAAATCTCATACATAGAAAATTTAATTGAATAACTAAAGAGGGGAATTAAATTCCTCTCTTTTTTCTTGCGTTTTATATAAACTATGTTAAACTCTTATTATTAACAAAGGAGTTTAAACAATGTTTCCCGATAATCTTACCCTTGATGAAGTAACTCAAGTAACCAATGATTTTAATAATCAATTGGGTGTTACTGCGTTTTTGCGTGTTGTAAAAGAAGGATATATTGTTTTCAATTATGCGTTTCAAACTCCCGATTTGTTCCCAAGGATTAATACAAAAGATGTTTTAGAAAATCGTCGTCGTGCAATTTTGCGTGAATGTCGCGGTTTAACCTTTGATCTTAATGGTAATTTGATTGCACGTAAATTTGAAAAGTTTTTTAATATGGATCAAATGCCTGAAACGCATCGGTTAGATTTTTCTCGTAATCATCTTATCATGGATAAGTTAGATGGTAGTATGATTGCGCCTATGTTGGTTGATAACAAAATTATTTGGTCAACTAAAATGGGCGATACCGATATTGCTAAAATTGTTGATAATTTTGTTCAAGATAAACCGAACTATGCGAGTTTTGTATTGGATCAAATTAAATTAAATCGCACTGTTCTTTTTGAATTTGTCAGTCGTGAAAATAAAGTTGTAGTAGATTATCCAGAAGATAATCTAATTATGACTGCTATTCGTGATAATATTACTGGCGATTATATTGCGCGTAATATTCAAGAAATGTGGGCAAAAGAATATAATATTCCTATTGTAAATGTGTACAATGGAAAAAATATTCATGAATTAGTAACCCAAGCAAAAGATAATTTTGAAGGTTACGTTATTTGGTTTCTGGATAACGATCAAAAAGTAAAAATCAAGCTAGATTGGTATCTTGTTCGACATCGCGCAATCGATGCTTTAAGTTCAGAAAAGCGAGTTTTAGAATTAATCGTTGCTGATCAAGTAGATGATTCAATTGCTTTACTTGACGAAAATGATCAAAAAATTCTAATTGATTTTCAAAAGAAATTTTGGAAAAATGTCGATGATTATTCAAAAAATCTTGAGATTTCAGTAAAAGAACTTTACGAAAATTGCAAAAAAATTGACAATTCTCGTCGTTATTTTGCTGAACAAGTTTCAAAAGAAAATCGTTTAACTCAAGCTGCTTATTTTGGTTATTTTGAAAATCAATTGTTTAATTTCCAAGATTTTGTTGTTAAGACGATTAAAAAGAAATTAAACAATAAAAATAATATTGAGCAAGTTCGGGAAATTTTTAAAATTGTTTGGTCAAGGAATACAACTATTGATGAGTGATATTGAAAAAACAATTGAGTGGTTATTAGAAAACGAAGATTTTAGAAAAATTTTACAATTAGAAAATCTTCGTTTTTTAGATTTAAAAAATATTGATACTAAAGATATATGTTTAAATTTATATAAATTAGATGAATATTTTAATTTTATCCGAGAATTTGGTTCTTTTCCTTATAATTTAATTTTTATTAAAGATTATAATAAAATAAATTTATTCGGAATTGAATATAAACATTTTCATTTTAATCATGTTAATAATTATGTTATAATTTATTGTCAATTGGATAATACACAAGAAATTTTATGGAGTTTACATGATGGACAGTGAAACAATTGAGAAAATTTTTAATAATCCAAAAATAATAGAATTAAATAAACCTGATATTTATTTTTTAGACATGCAAATTCTTCCAAATAATATTTTATTATTTAATTTTGATGAATATAAACAACATTTACTTAATGATACTTTAATTGGTAATGTATGGTTTTTAGATGAATTAGTCATTCATCTAAAAAATAATAATTTTAAACCAGAAATTTTAGAAATTGTTATAGATGATTTAATATTTTATGTAGTTTATAGTGAAATATCAAATACTGATTATTGTTTATGGAGATTAAAATCATGACTAAAAAAGAAACAACTTTAGAAGAACGTAATGCTTTTGCTCAATATAAATTAGAGTGTCATTTAGAAAACATGTTTTTATCTAAACATGATGATACATATCATCCATTAAAAGAAAAATTAATTGATTTAAATTATGTTCTTCATGAAAAAGAACGATCAGGCGCATTGTGTGCTGAAATTTTTTGGGGATCAGATAATTTTTTCAACATTTATTATGAACCAAATGTTTTATTCCAATATTGGCGAATTTATCTTAAAAAGATGCATGTTTCGGATTTTACTGAAGAAAGAAAATTAAATATTAAACAACGATTAAAACATTTCAATGCAAGCGAAGAAATGGTTGAATTTACAAAAATTGTTTTTGATGAGATAAGAAATGAAAAAAATACTTAATTGGTGGAATATACAAAAAGAATATTTTGGTTATAAAACAGAAAAAGATCATGTTTGGAGCATTTTCTTAAATGAATTTAATCGTTTATTAGAATGCGGAAAAGAAGTTGAATTACAATACCCAAATAATGAATATTGGGAAGAAAAAATCAATTTTATAAAACAAAAATTTCGTTTAACTGATAAAATTGTTTATGAAAAAAATGATATATTGGTTGTTGGTGATCTTCATGGTAATTTATCAGCATTAAATTCATTTGTTGAAATGGCAAATAAGATTGATGCTTTGATAATTTTCTTAGGAGATATTTTAGATCATGGTCAAGAAAATTTAAAATGTTTTGAAATTGTTTATGATTTATGTGAACAAGGGCGAGCTATTTGTTTAAAATCAAATCATGAACGAAAACATTTTCGTTATAGTTTAATTGAAGATGGTGCCCCAATTGTAAATTTATCACAAGGAAATTTAAAAACTTTCAATGAAATTCAAGCATTAAGTGAAGAAGATTTTTCCGCATTTAATTCACGTTTAAAAAGATTTTGGAGTAAAAGTTATTATTATTTTAATATTGATAATTTAGTTTTTGCTCATGCTGCAATTCCAGAAAATCATTGGAATAATCAAGATGTT